TTATCTGTTGCTTTTAGCAGTGCTAAGCACCTTCCGTAGCTACTCGTAATCACATCCTCGGCAAAAAAGCGTTGCATGTGTTTAGGGTATTCACTTTGTAACCCACGAGCTATGTTCATAACGGCTGGGCTTGTATCGTTGTTATCTCTATAAACACCAGTAGTGGCTATAAATAACTCATCAATACGATTACCATCTTTATCTTTAATAACTTCAATGTATTTATCTAAAATGCGCATAGAGCCCATAGGATAATTACCCTGAAACCATTTGTTTAATGTTGCACAGTCCTCGTAATTACTCAAATCAATTGCCATCATCTACTCCAAAATCATTTTCGTATTGGTCGTGCAGCTCTTGGTATATGACTGCGTAACCAATGATGTCTTTAACACTATCTTTGTGATTTGGGGTTTCTGAGAGCCTAGAGACTTTGACAAGCAGCTGCATGAGGCTGACTTGCATAGGCGATATGTAACTTCCATAGTAAGCAGACCACAATTCGCTGATCCGTTCGTGATTGCTTCGACTGCTTCCGTAAACAGATCCTCTGGCAGATAAGATTGCTGCGCATTCATCTAGTAGCTCAGTTCTGCTTGTCATAATCAAACACTGACTCATATTTCAGTTTACGGACTTTTTCATAATGTTCATTAGCTGCTCGCCAACCGGCTGATCTACCAGACCAGTAACCACGATTGAACGCTTGATTCATTATCTTTGTTATTACGTACCAACCAATTAAATAACCCAAGATGCTGTAAATAACCAGCCAGGGTGCTGTTGTCTCTATCATGTAGCCCTACTTTCCATACCACAATTTGTGGCATAGCAATAGTGTGACATGTGTGTACGACTTTGTGGATAATATTTAGATAGATTTTGTATAACGATTTTGTTACTTGTAGATTTTGCCCTCAAATATAAAGCTGCCATCTGGGTTAATAGGCACTGTAATAATCTGCACTCTACGCTCATGTACGTAGGCAACTGCAAAGCCTGTTTGCCAGTTTGCATAGCCTCTAGTGTACGCCATGCCTGTTGAACTAAGATCGACCAACATGCCGACTTCGACACCCCATACAGTACGCCCTAATTGACCCCTAGATGCCTCTGTAAAGGCCGACTGGCCTAGTCTATGGGTATGACCACACACTACGCTCTTTCCTAGCCTTCTAGCCCCATTTAAGGCTGTTTGTCCTGGCACTTGGCTAAGTGGGAAAGCATCACCATGCACAGCAGTCCAGCCATGCGCCCAGTCATATCCGTAAGGGTGAAACTTGATCCCTAATTTATCGTAACCCATAAACTTTTCGTATTGCAGCTCTGGCAGATTTAGAAAACTGGGTAAACGTTTCTTAATAGATCTATAAAGTCTTATGCCATGATTACTGCCAAGCACATCTGTTACTCCCAAGTAACTTAGCACCTGCTGTGTTTGCAGTCGATCATCGTTTATGTTGCCGACCATCTCATCTATCGTGCCTGCGTTAAAACCGCCAAGTTGCGGAAGATCTATTTCATCTCCAATCGAAATAGTTTGATGAGGTCGCCACTTAGCCAAAAATTTACCTGTAGATTTTACTGCAGCCTCATTAAAAAAAGGCACTTGCAAGTCACTTACAAACGCAACACGCTTAATCTGGGTCTTCTTCTGTAGGATCTATACTAGGTATGATGCCGCCATCACCAATAACCCAGTCTGGCATAGTCGCTCTATCTGACACAAAATACAAGCTACAGCTCTCACTAAAGCCAGCCTTACGTGCAGCCTTGTAGATCTCATTCATAGCAATATAATGCTGATCTAATTTAGATAATGGCTCAGGTGACTTACGCACAATGCGCCTATTTATCTTTTTACGTTTACGCCTTGTATCAGCCATACTATAATTGTCGCTTAACTATTAAAGAATACAGTTCATCAACACGCTGTTCTAATCTAGTTAACTGATCTTTCATGCTTTGTCCACCATTAGGACGTAACTCATTAAGCCAGCCTTTAACTATAAAACGTAATCCGATTAGACCGCCTGATAGCACAGCTATAACGCCAGCGCCAAAGCCAGCCCATTCTGTAGGGGTCATGCTTCATCTGCACCGATGCCATAAACGGAATCTGATGCATCTAAAGCCCTAGCCGCTGGGCCTGCAAGTGCGGCCACTACCACTGATATAACTGGGTCAAGTCCTAGCTCATTACTGGCTAAGAATGTTAAGAATGATACAAGCACACCCCTAAAGTATGATTTAAGTATTGCCTTCTGCTTATTGCTTATTTTCATATGTTACCCCCTAGTAGTGGTATATCAAACGGCTTGCTATCTTTATCGCCTAACTTTGTAAAGCTGATATGTATGTGCTTTTTGTGTGGATTAATGCCTCTATATTTACGCCATTTCCAATTTAGTATCTTTGAACATATCCGCCCGTTATAGATGACGTATGATAAACGTGGATCTGACTTGGCTGCGATTCTGATCTGGTCAGCCAGATAAGGTGCGAGGCTGTCGGATGACTCCAACCGAGAATTAATATCAAGACCTCTGACAATTCCCGATGCGCTCCAGTCTGGATTATGATCCGATTTTCTGGCGGAGTGGCGACTATCGCCCAGCCATCCTTCTGGACTTTTAACACACCTATCCTGAAACCACGTATCAACTTGATCTCGTAGCTGTACACCAGCTGCACATAGCCATGGTTTCATTTGCCACACTTCCTCAAGATTGTGCCGTTAGCCTAGAAGTAGTTTTGCCTCAGCCTCTGTAATACCTAGCCGTTCTAGCAGGGCTGCTTTCTTAGCAGCCTTGGTTGTATCTTGCTCAGATTTCCAAGCATCATACTGAGCAAAGCCATCTGTGTATTGTTTTTTAGTAATTGGTTCACACTCTAAAAATTGGATACCTTCATAAGTTTCGCCTGTTTGTACATATCCACCATTAGGAATTAACATACCTAATACTTCATAAGATTTTGCCATATTATGCACCAATTTCTAATAATGTTATTGTGCTTGGGTTGCTAGAAGGTTGCCAAGTAGATGTGCCAGAATTTGCTGTTGTATCTACTTTGGCTTGTATTTTGTAAGTCGTGGCTGATGTTGTAGCAGGTGAGTCATAATACATTACTGGTGTAAAGATGTATATGCCAACTTGACCAGCGGAATCAATATAAGTGTAACTTGCAGCAGTATTTGTATAAATATCGGTTGCACCTCTAACTAATTTTAAGGCTATCTGCTGATAAAAAGAATTTCGGCTATAATACACAGTACCATTTACTAAAACTAAAATCTTAGATGTTGCTGAGGTTGGAGTAATTGTTGCAGTAATAGTAGTGTCTGTGTAACTAGTGCTTGCTATTGTTGTTGCAGTGGTTGTTGTAGCACCGACAACTTGCAATACTTTTCCACCACCAGCAGGGGTTTTCCATTCTGGTGCTGTTGCTCCAGCGTTAACAGTAAGCACTTGATTTGCTGTACCAATACCAAGTCTTGCTGGTGTTGATCCACTAGAAGAATAAATTGTGTCGCCTGTAGTAGTCATTGGGTTAGTCATGCCAGTTGTATCTAAGTTAGCCCAAGCACTGCCAGTGTAATATGTGGTTACATTTGTATCTTTAAGATAAGCAAAGTTACCTTCTTGTGGTGAGGTTACAGCTGCATCTCTAGCAGCGGCACTAGCAAATACCCAGACACCTTGCATTAAATAGCCATCTACATCGGCTGCGGTTAATACCTCGCCTGTAACAAAGTCCTTAAAACCTAATCCTGCTGCCATTTGTACTCCCTAGTAACTTAGGACATTATAGTCTAAAGTGCCATAAATCGTATCATTTAGGATAAATGCGTCTATGACTGGCTCTAATGTCGTGAACGTGGTTTTCCAACTATTCGGTGTTATGTTCATTCTTACACCAAAAATCTGTAATGTTTTTTCTAGGGTAGATCCGCCTGGCTGTGTAGTAATTACCTTGATCGGATCAAAAAAGTCTAGGTCTAGAGCTGCGATAATGCCTGTGTTGTAATTGTCTGTGTATAGGTCAAGCACTATGGAATCTACTCGGATGCTTGTCTCAGCCCTACTAGCCACATAAGCCTGGGCATAATCTAGGGCTACTGCATCGGTCTGCATAAGTAAGTTGTCTAAAAAATAACTGTGTAAAAAATACTTGTCTATGCTGTTTTGGTTTAGGGCTACCTGCGCTGAGCCACCAGCTCTCGTAATTGTAGATTTGTTAAATATAAGCACATCGTTAAGAATCCAACTAGCATCAAAATAAACTATACCTGTGCCATTATCTGCAAAGACTGTGGGTGTGCCACCAATAGATCCAGCGGTTACAGATCTATCTTGAAATACAAACGAGCCAGCAGCGTCTACATATAGTGCGCCGTACTCGGACGTGGCTACAGTCGTTAAAGCTGCTAAGGCTGTGCGATTAGTTCCGGGATCCGCTTGCATAGTAGTCAGTCCAGCATCCACATCTCGCATAGTTGCCGGCCAGTCGATTTCATCTAATATTTGATTTATACGTGTGCCCGCTAAATTGCCAGCACTAGCACCTGTAACTGTACTAATCTGCGCTACCTGCGCTAATCTGAAAGCATCTACGGCTTGAATGGTTGTTATAGCTACAGTGTCATCTGATTCCCCGGGATAAGTTGTAACAAAACTGGTGATAAATCCTGAGAATATAGGATAGGTAACACCGCTATAGGTTGCAGTAATCTGCACCTTCTTCATAGGTGTCAATAAATTAAAATACGGGCCAGTAACATTCTGAGGGTTAAAGTCGCCATTCTGATCTACTATGCGTAATGTAAGTGTGCCAGTCTGAAACTCATCAATAAATGCGTTACGGCCTCGGTTAGTTTCTATGCGGTTAATTTGATTTGATACATCTACAATGACAGCTGCGCTATCGGCTAGTACGTTTGTGCCTAATATGCCTGTATCTAAGATCATGGCCTGAGCAAAACTAGGCCCAGTGCTAAAGTTAATTACAGCATTTATTACAGGTATTGGCATTACAAGCCGCCAGCAATACCATACGAGATACCAGACTTCTGGGCTATCTGTAAACTTTCTGCTATTAGTGCTGCAAATCTATCGCCAGTCTGTGATACATCTACAGTAATTGTCAAGTCTTTTGACTCACCACGTCTTACAAATGATGGATCAAATACTGAACCACCTAATGTGCCTTGTGATATATCTGAATAACTTTGACCATAAGATAAAGTCTCAGCGGCCTTAGTAGTGCCACCTGTTAAGCCTTTAGGTAACATGCCAGCGGATAGACCTGCCATGGCTGCTAAAGCTGCTAATAATTGTGATACATCATTTCCTAAATCTTTGTTCTCACCCATTCTAAATCTAGCGGGATCAAATGTGCCTAAAGCCATGGCTGCTTTATTGGCTGCGTCTGCTAAAGCCTTTGCCGCTTCTGCCGCTTTCATTTCTTCTAATATCTTTTTTGCCAAAGCATCATTGTTGTCTAATATGGCTAATTGGGCTTTAATGCGTAACTTAGTTTCTTCATCGGTTGCAGCGTTAAGTGCAGCTGTAAGTCCTATACGCTCTAGATCAAACTTATCTTTTAATTGATCTACGGCAGTCTTTTTCTTTAGTAGATCGTTTTCTGCTTTACGTAATGACACACCAGTTTTAATCTGTGTAACTTCTTGCTTTAGTAACATGGCTCTGCTAGTGGCTGGTGATAATCTAGGTGCGTTCATATCAGACTTGCGTAAGAACTTGCCGCCTACTTTTACGCTTGCATTAGGATTAAGTAATCCGATTACATCGCCTACAGTCCTAAATGCGTTGCCTATCTTCTCAGCTGCATTAACCATCTTTACAGTAAATGTATCTATATCGTTACTGCCAGATAGTGCTGCTATGGCATCTAGTAAGCCCTTGCCTATAGCTTCTTTAGATTCATCTACGGCTACAGTTAATTTAGCCATGCTGCCTGCATAGCCTTCTACAGCTGCTGCGGCTTGACCTGCAAAGTTAACGTTAAGTGTGCGTTGTACTTCTAAAAATGATGCTGACTTTAATTGTGCTTTGCTTAGTCCTACGCCTAACCTGCCTAGTGCTGCGTTATCGCCTAAGTATGCTTTAGATAGGCTAGTAGATACAGCTGTTAGATCCTTGCCAGTGCCAGCTGATACGTTTAGTGCAGTCTCAAATAAACTCTGTGCCTTAGCAACATCCTTAGTTACTATCAGCAGACGCTGAAAGCCTGGAATTAAACTTTCATCTACGATGCCAAACTGCAGCGATAAATTCTTTAGATAATCTTCTATGCCTGGTTGCTGAAACTCTAATCCTAGGTTGCTAACTGTAGTACGTAGTTTAGCGGCTGCCTTCTCAGAATCTATAAATGCGTTGACTGCATTCTTGCCAAAGTTAACTAGCGCAATAGATCCAAATACCTTAGCAAAAGTTTTGCCTAGACTTTGCACATTCTTATCAAAGGCTGATATTTCTTTCTTACCTTTTTTTAATCCTTTATTATCAAATGTGCTGACTGCACTGACAATTAAATTAGGCACTATGCAGCCCTTCTTTGCTCTGTGTCTTTAATAAATTTCTTTGCTACTGTGTCAATAGCATTAACTACTCTAGGTATAATTACATCTTTAGTCTCATCCCAAGCACGATAGATAACACGACCTCGCTGCTTGCCTTGACCCTTCATGCTAGATAGCATTTCTGCAGCTGCATTAAATTGCACAGGTGCATTAGGGTTTAATGATCTATTACCTCTAGGCCTACCTATACGGCCTGCAGTCTCAAATATTGCGCCTGATCTAGAATTATTAAACACATAAAATGCAGCCTTAAATCCTTTGTCGTTGCTTTTATTCTGACCTGCAGAATATGCCACTTTGCTTTTAGCGTATGCATAGTCATAAGGTGGGAATAATCTATTAGGATCTTTAACAGTTTCCATAGACCCAGTGCCTTTGCCCCAGCCGCTTAACACTTCATTTTGTGCCGGTAAATAACCACGTGCACGATCTCGGACAATTAACATAGCCTGCTTAATATTCTTTGACATTTGTTTGTTCAGGTCTTTGTCTACATCTTTCATAGCCTTTTGGAGTTGTTTAACGCCTGTTACGACTACGGGCATTTTTTATCTCCTTTGCTCTATCGCTAAGCACCTGCACTATTGCTTTTAGCATTTCTGAGTCCATGTTAATAAACTCACTAGGCGCGATCCCTGTCTCTACACTTAAAGCAGCCACTGTATAGAGAATAGAATCACGCTGCGTTATTTTTTTTCTTCGTCTAATACCTCGACAGTTTCTAAGCTGTCAATAAACTCAATACCAAATATAGGTACAGTCACGTTAGCCCTACGTAAGCACTCGTGCGCCAAGTAATAGATCTCGGTCTGCCGTTCGTGGTCACGTAGGACTTTACTAATTCCTGCGCCATACTTTAACTCAAAAGCGTACTCGACACCCGGCGTAATCTTGTGTTCAGATACTTCGCCGTTAGCCCTTGTTATCTTTAGCTTTGCCATTATTACTCCTTAGGCTGTTACGTCAACTACTATAGGGCTTTGGCAGGTAAATGTGATTGACTGTGTGCTTATGTCGCCCACTGCGCCGTTTACATCCTGAGTATTGTTTACCAATACTGTTGTTTGATACTCTGGGTTAGTTGCACTAATTACAGCAGAAGTCTGCTTAATTGTTAGTGGCACTGTAGTACCCCATGCTGCCTGGAGTGTTGCATTTACGTTAGCTGCTGCTGTGTCATTTAAGAAGTCAATAGTAATAGTGCTGGCTTCTAGACCCTTTGCGAACTTATGAGCTGTATCGCCCATAGCTGTTACTTCTAATTCATCAAATGAGCGGTTAATTGTTACGGCTGTTACGTGATCGCTTAGGGCGACACTGTTCAGCGTGACAACAACGCCATTACTTAGATAGATTGCCATTATTCGTTGTCCTCATCTTTCTTAGCCGCTGGTCGTTTAACCGCTGCTGGTTGGTCGGTAATCTGGCCTATCTTGACCAGAAAGTTATGCTCTTCTTCTGTTAGTCCTTTATAGCTCATGTTAACTCCAACTCGTTAGGATTGATACTGTTATCTCAGATACTAGCAAGTCGCCACTAGCTGCGTTGACTATAGCAGGTGCTGAAATAGTAGATATGTTAAGTGTAAGACTAGATGCCGCAAGTTTAGTTACTACTGCTAATATAAAGTTTTCCATGCCTGCTAAGTTGCCTTGATTATCAAATGCTGGCGTAGTCATAAGAATCTTGAAGTTTGCTAATGGTGCAATAGTTATGTAGTCGTTATTGCTAGGTGTTAAATATGGATCACCGGGCGTAATTACTACGCTGTTTGCGAGTAATGTGGCCGGTGGAAAACTAAAGGTTGACCACACGCCTGCGTTTGCTAAGTCTGTTGCAAGTGTGCTGCGTAGTGTGGTTATTGCAGCTGGCATTAGCCGACCAGTGAGTTAGGACTAGAATACGGCTGGATGAGACCACGCACTCTGTTAATCAGCTGATAACCCATCCGATATGGGCTTGCAGTGATCCCATCCATACCTACCCCACCAGTCTGGCTAACTTGACGGCTTTGCCAGATGTCAACAGCCACGATCATCGCAGCCTCTCGTATGGCAGGGGTCGCAGTATAAGCCTGTGCTTTATGCTCTGGGCCAAGGGCTCGGCCGTATGGTTTAACAAAATGAAAGTTATCATCCGCAGCTGTTTTTGCGTATTGAATAAAGCTGTAGCCGTTAGGGTATGAACTAAATGCGTATGTACTCCAAAACATTGTGCCAATTGAAGCAGGCACTGTAGTACCTGGAAATGATCCTGTTAATGTGTATGTGCCGTTATACGTTGCACCACAATTAGACACTGTTATTGATTGACCTGTAGTAAATATGCCAGGATTTGATAATACTAAAGTTGCTACGTTATTGCTAATAGATGAAGCTACTACTGGGGCATCGTTATGCCATAGATAAGCACCGACTAGATCCTCTGCCGATTGGCAGCACTCTTCCACTGTAGCGTCACTGTATAAAGTGCCAATACCTAAATTACTGCGTAACTCTGCCATTGTTACCATCGCAGCGGCCATAGTGTCCTCTCTTAAAAAGCTCCCTAGGGCTAGGGCTACTAAACCCTAGGGATTATTAAATTAACTAACTTATTAGGTTAGGTTGAAGCGACGAACTCCACCAGCGACTAATACACCAACGGCCATGTAGCCATATAGTGCTGTCTCAATCTCGCCAGTTGCTGGCTGATTTACAGATAGTCGTAGGATTGGTGATTCGTAAATTGATACTGAAGATGGAACTACAATAAATGCAGACTCATCGATAGTTGTTGACACTGCGTTTGGATCTACGTATAGATCTAGACCTAATACGTTACCACGTAGTGATGTTGGTGCAGATACTCCTGCATTGTTCATTGGATTAGCAGCGTTGTAAATTGGGCGACCAGTTGTATCTGTTGCGCCTAATAGTAGTGACCACTGTGACGTACCAGCGATGTAACGTGTTGCTAATTCACCTGTTGCAAGGTATGCAGCTGGTGCTTCTTTAGATACGTAGGAAATAATTCCTGCTGAATCTGCTGCTACTGCTGTGGCTTGTGTACCGCCTGCTGTTAGTGCTGCAATAACTGCTGCATCTGTTGCTTTGTTATAAGCACGTGTCATGTTATCAAGCATGGCTGCAAAGAACTCTGGTGAGCTGCGCTCTAAGATTTCTAAGCTGTAGCGTTGTAGTCCAGCATACTTCTTTACAGTTAGGTTTACGTATGAAGATACGATACCTGTCTCTGAAGGTCCTGCTGCTTCTGCAGTCTCTGCGACTGTTCCTGAAGTAGTGATCTTTGGTACTGAGATTGTCATACCTGCAGCTGGTAATGCACGTGATCCGATTGCATCTACTGCTGGGCGTGATCCAATAAGTGTATCTACTACTGTAGGTACGAATTGTGTTGGGCTAAATGCTGGGTTAGTAGTAAATGAATCATCTGCTGCAGTTAAAAACTTAGCAACGTCTGCTTCTGCTTTCATTACCCACTGTGCTGATTCATTGTTACCTAATTTTGCTTTGATGCTGTGTTCTAGCATGTGAGCTTGTGTTCTAATTGGTGAGCGAGGCTCTGTATAGAATGATGCACTGATTGTTGGGCGTGCAGCCTCTACTGGAGCAACCTCTACCACTGGTACTGCTGTTGGCTCGGTGGTGTTGTCCACTTGTGCCTCACTTTCCGTAGTTGGTTGGATTGTTGCATCCGCTTCGCCTTCGCTAGCGGCAACTTTAGTTACTTGTGCTTCTGTAAATGCTGGTGATTCAACTAGGCTAACTTCTTTTAATTGCGCCTTAGTTACATAAATATAATCTTTTTTCTGTGATGATTTAATTACATCTACGCCTACAGACATACCAGATATAAGATTTTCTTGTGCAAGCGTCAAAGCGTCTGAGCCTTGCATGCTGGCACTAATTTTAAAGCTAGCGTAGATACCATCTTCTTCTTCGTTAAATCTTTGCATACGGCCAATAGGCTTATCGTTGCGGTGTTGCATAAGCATCTTAATCTTGCCTGGGTCACCTACATCTATTGACCCTTTAGCAAAGACTACTTTGCCAACACTGGTGTTACCAGGTGTTTCAAACGGCACAATTTTGCCTGCAATAACTCTGCGCTCACTGTCTGCGCTTTCTATTTGACTACTAAATGTAAGAATCAATTTGAATCCGCCCATGTTAAGACTGCAAAAGTAAATGATGGGGTAGTACCAGCGATTGTGCCGACTACTCTTAACTGATCGGTAAATGCAGTAGTTAATCTAATTACTTCTCGTGTAACGCCTGTTGCTTGTGTAAATGTAGCAATAGTATTCCAGTTTGTGCCATCTACTGTGTCCTGCACTACGACATCTAATGTAGGTGAAGTGCCGCTAGCTGCTGTAACGTTTAATTGCATTACTAATAGTCTTGCTGCAGATAGGCCTTTAACCGCTGTGCCGGTAACTGTCTCAGTACGAGCAGCTGACGCTAGTAATGTTACTGTGCTAGCAGGTATATTGGCTTGTTGTATATCACTCATGCATTTTCTCCTTTTGCGCTGTTGATGTACTCAGCATCGCCGCTTTGATTTCCGTTAGGTGTTAGGTCTTCCATTTCTTTTGCTTGCTCTAGGTCTATAAGTCCTAGGGTCAACATCTTCTCTATTGTTTCTAGTCTTGCCTTATCATCTGATCGTAAAAACGTTTCGCTGATATTAAAACGCACAGTGTGGCCGTTAGCAGTTATGTCATTCATGCTTAGTCTGTCCTCAATAGCACAAATATAAGGCTGTAGTGAATAGGCTACGAACTCTTTACGGCCATCAATTATATTCTGATAAGTCATGCTGTTATTCATATCTGCACTTATGTAATATGCAGGTACGTTCATAGCACGTGCGATTTGTGTTGCTAAATATTGTGATGCTTCGTTATACATCATATCTTTAGGACTAAAACCGACAGTCTCATAAGATAATGTGCTAGTTAGGTATGCAGTAGATCTTGATTGACGTGCTGCTTTCCAAGCTGCTAATAATCCTTGTACTTGTGATTCTGGCATATCTGCACCAGTGTTTTTTAAGAATCCTGTTGCCATAGGTGTCTGTGCTGCTACAGCTGCAGCTTTCTCTAAATCTAATGCACTTTGTATTGTGCGGCCTGCTGTTTGTAATACACCTTGTGTTAATCCTTGGAATGTAACTAATGAACCAATACCTACCATCGGTACTTTTTGGTTATCTATTGTGTAATATAAAACTTCTGTGCCTAATGGATTTAATTGTGCAACTACGCGAGTATTAGCAACCCATTCAAATCGTGATGGTCTTAAATCATCTGCATATACTTCTGTAACGCGCCAATATGCAACGCCATAAAATATAAGACTATCGACAGTCCACGAGATAGTGACGGATCGTGGCTGTCGAATATCTGGCTGCTCGCACCAGAGTGGCTTCGCTAATTCTTCGCCTGTAGATTTTTTGTACAGCTCTAATGGTAAATATCCTATAACACCTTTAATTAAATTAGCGCATCTGTTAACAGCTGGTACTTGTGTTGCAAGTGTGCGATCCATAGGACCTGCACCGAATGTGTTATATCCAAAACCAATTAGACTGTCGCCCATAACGGCAGGGGCGTATTGCGCTTGTAGATTTTCTTTTTTATTATTTATACCTAAAGCAGACAATAGACCCATATGTATACTTTATAGCATAAAACGTACTAATAGTGCAAATTAGACAAAGATTTGCGCAGTTTGTTGCGGGCGTGTCAGTTGGCTTACGACCATGGCTAGGGATATTGCAGCTGTAACGTCGCCTGCAGATTTACGCCTAATAATGCGCCAGCCTGCATCGCTTGTCTTAGCAGCACAGTTATTTAGGTGCTGTACTAGATCTGCCTGACCACTATGCACCATACGCCCGTTAGCCATAGCATCCGATAGATCCGAGCATGCCTGGTAGAAGGCTTGACCAGATACATCCTGCATACGCCATCCGCTTTGCTCTAATCGTGTGGCTATTGATTGCGTGGCATACTTGTCAAAACAGATTATATGTGGATGGTATTTACGCGCCCACTCATTTACATCACTTGCCATCTTAACCTCATCTATAGCAATATCACTATGCCACAGCTGTGCAAGTCCGACTGCTATTTTGCCGTCTTTCATTTGACCCATAATTAACGCACCTGATCTGCGTGTAGGTGCAATATCAAAGGCCATTATAGTCATTGGCCCGACAGGGATCTCTAGCGTACTGTCGCTGCATGCTTCTATACTTCCATAGACCCAAGGGCTGACTGCACTATCTACCCACTGACATAACATTTCAGTACGTGTAGCTTCTATGCTGTTTGTGTTTACTGCTTCTTCTAGTGTTTCTTCTGTTACAAAATATCCTAATGCTGGATTAGCCATAGCCCAGGCTTTGCGATCATGTATCTTGCAGTGCTGTGGTGCTGACCATTCGTAATAACCTAAAGTAACGGGCGGATAAGATAATGAACGTTCTCTTAGGTCATTAAGCACTGTACTAAACCCGTCACCAGCATTACTTGTCATTAAAGTCATTGAGTTAGATCTAGCACGTGTTACTGGTAATGCAGCTGTAAAGGCTTCTTCTGACCATTCACGTAATTCATCTAAATATAAGAAGTCGGCAGTCTTACCACGCGGTGCATCTCGTGTAGCTGCTGCTATTTCATACCTTGCGCCATTAAGTAGTGTTATTGATTCTTGACCATTAGCCAGACGTATCTGTCTTACCTGATTTTTTAAGAATTGATTATCTTCTATTGTGTATGCAACATTTCTAAATGTATCTAGTGCCATATTACGATTAGAGGACATGCCCAACACATTTTTACTACCCCATAAGAATAAATGAGCCAGGATAAGCATACGTGCAAGGTGAGTCTTCCCGGATTGTCTGCTAACCAGAATTAAGCCACTTTTCTTTACCCACATATCTTTATCATCAATAGATAACAGATCATCTAGCACCCAGCGTTGCCATGGTATAAGCGGCATTCCAATTTTTACAGCTAGATCTGCAACTTCTTGTGCTTTGCTAGCACCCTTTAATAAAGGCGTGTGGATTCTAGGCTCAGTGCTGCCAATTAGCCCGACCCCTCGTGAGGGTTGTTTTACTTCCGTGTCATTCTGCATCAAAGTTAAGCGTATCAGGTTTAATAAATGGTGAATCCGGCACTGTTCGGACTGTCTCAGGGAGAGAACGTTGTGA